CCCTCGCCGCTACTGCACCTCGACCAATCCTATGGTTGAACTTCGATCCTGACGGTACGAGTTCACTAATGGACCAGAAAGACATACTCATCGCAGACTTCGCCAACGAGAAGGCAAACATCGTAGAGAAGTTCAAACACGATAGTTGCGCTGGTGTCAGAGAGATACTGGAACAACAGGATATAAAGACAGTAGTGTTCGACAGTGTCACCTCATTCAATGAAATGGCACTGAAACACGCCGTATCCGTAACAAACGGAGCAACAATGGAAGCTCCAACACTACAAGGCTACGGCAAGCGTAACATATTCACGATGCAGGGAGTTATGAACGTCGTCAAGACTACTGGCTCTAAGAATGTCAACGTAATATTCATAGCGCATGAAGAAGCACCAAGAGTAGACGAGGTAACTGGAGCAATGCAAATATCGATAATGCTCGGAGGAAGACTTCAAACAGAGATACCTATAAAGTTGTCAGAAGTGTGGCATTTGGAAGATGATGGTAAGAGCAGGAAGATAACGATCCGATCCAGTAGGATGAAGAAGCCTATGAAATCCAGAATGTTCATAGCAAGTGGAGACAGAAGTTTCGAATGGAAGTTCGATCCAGAGAAATGGAAAGGACACACCATATGTGAATGGTATAAGTCATGGGTAGGTAACGATGGCAAGAAGCTCGAACTCCCATGAACAAAGTATTCTTGGATAGTACTATATATAGTATGTCCTCGAAGGTTTATCTACTATGTGTGGGGGCTGGACATGTAGATGGATCACTAGTATAACGACCAGTTCCAACTCGTATTGTCACAGATAAGAAAGGACTTATAATCATGAGTGACACAGCACTACCAAGTATCGTTGAATTTTCATCCGATCTGTCGAAAGCAGAAGCTCCAGAGCCTCTCCCAGTTGGAGAGTATGAAGCTAACATTACCGCAGCAGAGATCAAAACATCGCAAAAAGGTACGCGATATGCTGAAATCCGCTGGAATGTTTCGCCGGATCAGTACCCTGCCGATTATGGGGATGGAAATCCTAACGGTTCGACTCTAATTTACCGCCGAGTTTCCCTAGAGGATAATCCTCAAGCTCGCTGGGGCACCAGACAATTCATCGATGCGATTGGTGCACCTCTCGGTAAGAAGGTCGATGTCAATGAGTGGGTCGGAATGGACGCAGTCGTTGAAGTAGATCACGAAACTTACGAGGGCGTTACTCGCGCAACCGTGAAACGTGTTCGGGCATCATGATCGCTGAAGAGTGATGCTTGAAGGGGAGATGTCGGGTCGTTTGCCGGAAGTGAGATGGCTTCCCTTCCCGACATCCCCACTTTCTCTAGCCATAGAAGGGGATATAACATGGCAGATAAAGGACCAAGGGCTGGATTCACAAGACCAGTTTTCTTTATATTCCAGATTGAAGATGAAGAAGGAAATCCTGTCGAATTCGATAAGGATCGTCTTAGAATTCTAGCCGCTACTCGTGACACTCAAATCGCTTTGAATCATCTTGATAAGGGTGATAAGACTGTCACGTATAGGAAGATTGAGACTATCACTTAGTCTCCTTGGTGGGCGAGGTAGGTTTTTACATTTTTCCCCTACCTCGTCTGTCACCTTGACACACAAAACATAGTGTGATACCTAAGAATATTATCAATATCTTATTACCACAGGTGTCATATGTCATACCCCAGCAACATATCAATTCCACTTCCAAGTCCAATACCTCGTGCCAGAGGCGTCCATAGTACTGGCGGCTTTGGCGGTAACATTCGCGTGAGGTGTTCCGACCAAGAGAAGTTGTTAGTACAATCGGAGGCCGAAGAACTTGGCCTAACTTTAGCGTCCTTCTCTCGATGGTGCATCGTACACGCTGCATCAGTATTGAAGGAGCACCGAAATGCTACAGATGGTGAGCGAATACCCCCAACCAGTAAAGGATTACATGATACTTAGACAAGGGGACATCAATGACATCACAAGAGAAGACTTTGATTATGACGAAGACCAACTTCGTGCTGTCGATCATTGCCTCGACCCGATCAGACGTATCGTTGCTGTTACGGGTGAGGCCGGAACTGGTAAGACTACGATCATGCAGGATGTCTATCGATTGTGGAAAAAACGTGGCAAAAGTGTGGTCTTATGCGCTCCAACTGGGAAAGCAGCGAAGCGAATTACGGAAGCTACTGGGATTGCAGCCTGTACCATCCACCGCTTACTTGAGTATCCCATGCCCGGAGAAGTAGACGAAGAAACAGGTAAGACCCTGATGAGTTCGGAGCCTAAACGAGACAGATTCAACAGGCTTGATCATCGTGTCGTACTCGTAGATGAGTATGCTATGGTCAACACTGAAGTTCATCGTAACCTGTTGGATGCCCTACCTAATGGTGGCCTCATCAGAATGTTTGGTGATGCCAACCAACTACAACCCATCGAACCGCGTAACAACAAACGCAAGATCGTGTCTCCGTTCATCCGCATGTTGGAGAAGTATGACGGCACCTGGTTACATAGTATCCACCGTCAGTCCGAAGACAGCAGTATCATATCCAACGGTCATAAGATCCTCCAAGGAATAATGCCTAGTCGTAAAGATGACTTCGCTATGAAGATCACGGATGAGCCTGTGCGTTGTATCGAAGAGCTTGTCATGGATAGTATCCACGGTGACTTGAATACAGATTTCGGTAGCATCGACACTCAAATAATTACCTCGACCAACCTAGGCTGGACAGGTACAACAGCCTTAAATGCTTCCGTCCAAGGAATGCTGCAACCTTCAAGCACAATGTCTATAGAACTCGACAGACATAAATGGGACAGGAAGAAGGGACCAGAAACTCTCCGCGTAATGATAGGTGATAAGGTCATCCAGAATAAGAATCAATACGCTCTCGACCCTCCCATATTCAATGGAGAAACTGGTATCATCACTGCCTTCGATTCCGCTGGAGGAATTGTCATAGACTTTGGCGATAAGGAAGGAGTCATCCCTAACATACTTGAGATGTCTGGTAAGGAGGGAACATTCTATATCAATCCACAGAAAGATTTAACCTTGGCTTACGTAATCACTACGCACAAAGCGCAGGGGAGTGAATATGATGAAGTGTTCTACGTAATAAATAAATCCCGCCCGTTCCAACTAAATAAGAAAAACTTCTATACAGCAGTATCACGAGCAAAGAAAAAGGTAACAGTCATAACCGACCAACGTGCATTGCAACTCAGTCTGTATAAATCAGGAGAAGATTAATGGTTATAGGTGGAGCCGAACTAACTGTAGGTATATCCAAGGACACTGAAGATCCCGATGACTTCTCTATGGCATTGAAGATCGTCATCTTTGGTATGGATGGATTAGAGACAACGGAGATTGTAAGTAAGAGTATCATGGATACGCTACGCACACTCGACCCGGAGCTTGAGATAAAGGAGGTGGAAAATGGTCAATCCGATCTCCATTAACAAGATCGCTAAACAGTTCTGTGAAACAGCAGCCGACTTATTAACTGGTGATCGTGCCAGTGCTCACGGTGAAGCGAGTGTAAACTTTGACAGGATCGCCCTGTTGTGGAGTGCATACTTACATACCAACATTGCTGGAAATCAAGTACCTGTCATGATGACATTACTGAAGATTGCCCGTTCAACGGGAGGAGACTACAACGAAGACGACTACATAGATATGTGTGGTTACTCAGCATTAGCAGGAGAGATGGCAGCGAAGCAATTCGAGCAAGCTAATGGAGACAACAGACTGTATCGAGGTAGAAAAGATCATGAAGAAAGTAAGTAAGAGAACGAGAACAAGGAAGGGTCTTAGAGATATATACTGTCCACACTGTATGGAAAGACATACTGTCGGACACTTCAGTTGGTCAGCAATAAAGTGTCAGAACTGTAAACGGTATGTAGGTAAAGAAAAGTGGGGGTTAAAGAATGAATGAACAGGAACTTCAGGACGAGTTCACTAGAAGAGCCGAAGCCGCTGGGCTGGTAATAGATTGTCTAGGTGCTGGAGACATTGACAGTAAGATAGCTATAGTCGTCGAGGCTCCCGGATACACTGAAAAAGAAATGAAGATGCCGCTCGTCGGACACTCAGGTAAGTATCTATGGGATGCCCTTGAATCAAACGCTGGTATCAGAAGGAACAAGGTCTACGCTACCAATGTATGTAAGAAGATGCATACACTACCGAGTGGGCTTGAAGGTAAGAGTCCGATACAGCGTATAGAACTTGAGCACTGGACTGGGTTATTACATTGGGAACTCGATCAGCTTCCTAATCTAAAGTATATCATAGTTCTGGGAAACCACGCACTGAAAGCTGTAGTCAATGAAGAAAAGATAACCAACTGGCGAGGATCAGTAGTCGAGGTGGAAGTGGGAAGGAAGAAGCGTCGTGTCTCAGCCATCATCAGCTTCAACCCTGCTATGATACTACGCAACAATGACATGGAACCTCTCTTCCAACTAGACATGAAGAAGGTAGAGCAAGTAGTCAACGGTAGGTATAAGAAGCATGAGATTACCGGGTATATAAATCCCTCTACTGACGATGCACTGGAATGGATCAATGAACTTCAGAGATCCACTACACCCATCGCATTCGACATCGAAACTATGTCACATGAGACTGCGTGTATAGGATTCGCTAACAATTCACACAGCGGATACTGTATAAACTTCAGAGACAACAAGACCAACAGGTTCACTCTCGATGAGGAGTGTAAGATATACTCAGCAATTCAGGAGTTGTTCCTCAACCCTGAACTCAGGTTCGTAGCACAGAACGGTAACTTTGATTCTTACTGGTTAGGATATAAGGATAGACTACATGTCCCACGTATTTGGTTTGATACTCTCCTTGCTCATCACACTCTTTACCCTCACCTACCTCATAATCTTGGTTTTCTTACTTCCCAGTATACCACGCACCCTTACTATAAGGATGAGGGGAAAACATGGAAAGAGGGTGGAAACATTAATCAGTTTTGGCAGTACAATATCAAAGACTGTGCGATCACTTACGCAGTACATGAAAGTCTACATACGGAACTTAAAACGCAGGGCATGAAGGACTTCTTCTTCGATCATGTCATGGCATTGCAGCCTCACCTTGTACGTATGACAGTCAATGGTATCAAAGCTGATAAGGCATTGAAAGATAACATTATTATTGAGATGGAAGACGACATCGGTAGCCTACGTGCTCAGTTCGATACCCTCGTCAAGAAAGCTACAGGCCAACGTGGTCTGACCGTCAACCCATCATCCCCGAAACAACTTGCTAAACTATTCTTTCAGGAACTGGGACTTGTCGGTAGAGGTAACAGTACCGATAGTGTCAACCGTCAACGTATGAAGGATCACCCCCGCACCTCACCCAAAGCTGTCGAGATGCTGACCGTACTGGATAAGTTCAAGGAAGAGTCCAAGTTCCTATCGACATATGCCAAGATGCGTATCGACGATGACCAGAGAATCAGATGCGAATGGAAGCAGTTCGGTACTCAGTCTGTTCCGGGAAGGTTGAGTAGTTCATCAGTGATGTGGGGAAGCGGAACCAATCTACAGAACCAGCCAGCTAGAGCATACCCAATGTTCATTGCCGACAAGGATCACATGTTTACATACTTCGATCTGTCTCAGGCCGAGGCTAGAATC